ACTCCACCTGACCTTCTTCCACTATTACAGACAGCAGGAGTTCAGTACTAAAGGAGATGATAAGGATGATTAGCCCTTGGGAAAGCACAACTGCCTTTCGCACATGGCTAAGTTGGCAGCTCTATCGGTTCTGGAAACGCTGTAATCGGAAGGACTGCGCCCATTATTGGACACGTCCTTCTTGCATGTCCTTCGCGGGGTGGCATCAATTACTGCATGAGCGCTCATAAGGAGGTGACATAGATCATGCCTGACGAGACCGCAACCCCCGTCGAGACCCCGGAACCCCCTACGGCACCCTCCGCTCCGGCGGAGCTACCCGAAGGCGCTCCGGTAGAGTCAGCGGCGGAGCCAGCGGAAACGCTCGATAGCATCCTGGAGCGCTTCGAGGCGGAGGATTCTCCCCACAAGACCCGCTTCCAGGAATGGAAAGAGGAGCGAGAGGCGCACGGCTGGACGAAGGCGCTAGAGAGTTTTGAGCCGAGCGTTCAGCAACTACAGCAGCAGCAGCAGCAGATTACTGAACAGGTCAACCGGGGCGTCCAGATATGGAACACCATCGCGGGCCGAGTCAACAAGGCGCTGGAAGAAGGCACCCTTGACGGCGACGCCATGTCGAAGCTGTTTCAGAGTCCGGAAGCCTGGAAGGCCCTAGAAGGACTGAGCGAGGAGAGCCAGAAAGCGGCTCGGCTGAAGGCCAACGCCGAGGGCAGCTGGCAGGCTGCCCACTACCTGACCACCGAAGTCCTGAAGCACGCCGCCCAGCCCAACCTTCTGGCTACATTCGAGCAGCGCCTAGCGGCGGCCCAGGCTGGCCGCGAGGATCAGCGGGCCGTCGTCAAGGACCTGGCGCAGGCGCTCATCGATGTGGGCTACAAGCGAGGGCTGGCCGAAAGCAGGAAGGGCCAGGTGGAGGAGAAGAAGGCCCAGGACCGAACCGGCAAGGGGCCGGATACGGCTACTAAGAGAGCCGGTGCCGGAATGGGCTACTCGACTCAGCGAGAAGCAGCCGTCCTCCATACTCAGGGCAAGATCACCCATGATGAAATGCGGGTGGCACGGAGAACCCTGCCACCTGAATAAAGGAGACCTTAGATGGCAACACAGAATCCGGTCCTGGCTGGGCCGAGCCAAGCGCTCGATACCAGCCTTCCAACAATTTACTCCGAGTTTCTGCTCCTGCGGGACGAAACTGGAGTGATGCGCAACGTATCCACCACCTATAAACTCCAGCCCAATTCGGGCACCAGCAAGAACCTCATCAACTATGGACGTGTCATCGCCTACAACGTCCCTGACGGAGCCGACATCACCCAGTCACAGGCGCTCTCGGACTTCAACACGGCCTATACGCCGTCCGAGGTTGCAGTCCAGGTGACGTTGGCTGGTTCGACCATGCGTCGGGTTCAGGACACCGACCTGTTGCAGAGGACCGGCCGTATTCTCAACAACGCCTACGATCTCAAGGAAGACAGCGACGGCACGGCACAGTTCAGTAGCTTCAGTTCAACCGATCTGGGTGGTGCTTCGACCGTGCTGAGTCCCGGCATCATGGCGGCTGCGGCTGCCCAGTTGCGTGTCGGTATCAGCCTAGCCAACCCTGAGCCCGCTCCCGATCCGATCAACTGCGTCCTGCACCCGCTTCAGTGCGTGCCTCTCGCTGGTCGGCTGGTTCCGTTTACGGACGTGCCCACGGGTACGACCGTCTACGGTACTGACGGCGGCGCTCACGCTGGCGTCACGGTGGGCGTAGGTGGTATAGGGAGTAGCATCGGGGAGCAGGTCATCCGAAAGGGGCTCGGCGCTCTCGGCCAGATCGCCGGGATGAGCATATTCCAGGACGCCAACGTGGATAGCTCTACGGCTGGCACGGCGGCTGCTACAGGCTGCGCCTTCGCTAAGGAGGGGATGATCTACGTCTCCGAGTTGGAGCCGCGTCTGGACAATGACACTTCGGATAAGTCAATGCGCGGAGCGGTCGAGCTTAACTTGTGGGGTTCGTATGTCTGGGGTGTGTATAGGGCCGCTAACTACGGCGTGAACATCATCTCAGATTGCAGCCTGCCGACTTCGTAATGGCATATCTACTTCTTGGGAGCAATCCCCCAGAAAAGACCTCCCGACCAAGAGCCGGGGATAGAGAGTAGAAGGAGAAGAAAATGGCATACCCGACTGAGCTTTACGGTCCTGATGGCGAGCAGTTCAACCTCTACGCCACTGCGCGTTGGCCTTATGGAACGCAACTCCGGGCACAGGATGGACGGGCGTTCCGCTTCGCAATGGCTGGCGGCACCCTGCTTGTCATAGGAGACCTTCTGACTGCCGCTGCTAATGTCGCCAACGACGTTGGCAGGACTGGCATCGCTGCCGCCGCTGGGTCCAGGGCTCCCACCCTGACTCTCGGCGGTGCTACCACGGCTAACCTTTATGCGCAGGGCTTCTGGAACACGAGCGTCGCGCCTGGTGGCGGTGAGTCCAGGCTCATCGACAACCACCTGGCGGGCACGACGGCCGTAGTATTCAACCTTGCTCCTGGTCACGCTATCGGCACAGCGGTTACTACCACCTCACGGATTGATCTCATCCAGAATCCCTACAAGGGTGTCATCCAGACGCCCGTGACTACCACTACGGGTGCCCCAGTTGGTGTTGCTGTTTCAGCTATCGCCGCTACGACCGGGCATGGCTGGATTCAGACAAAGGGAATGGCTTGTGTTCTGACATCGGGCACTGTTATCCTCGGTTCTCCTGTAAACAACATCCAGGTTGCAGGAGCCGTGGGGCCTCCTGAGAACACAACCGTTGCAACACTTGCTAAGCAGCTAGTCGTTGGTATCTGTCAGCGCGTTGCGGCCGGCGGCGCGTGGAGTGCGGTTAAGCTAACGCTAGACTAGACGGTTTCAAGGCGGGAGGGGCGAAGGGTTGGCCCAGACCCCTCCCGCGAAACCGATTGGAGAGGGTCTATGGCAAAGGAAGGATATCAGGGCTACCCGACTGGTCAGAGCTTCGATGAGGATGAACCCTCTCAGCCTGGTCATCACGAGACGGTCGAGACGCCCAACACCTGCCTCTGCTGCGGGCTTGTCTACTACTATTTACAGCCGCTTTGCATTTGTGCTCAGGGGGGGAACTACTGGATGCAGGATGAGCTTCGTAGGGTGACTTGCTTCTTCCATGCTTCGGAGAAGATCAAGGACGGCCTGTTCGGTGCTCTCCCTGGGCCGTTCACCGTGCCTGCCGGTAAGCCTGTATTCAAGGCACCACGGGAAGGGCGGGTAGCGCCCATAGTTCAGGGGAAGTCCAGATAGGAGACTGTATGGTTACAGAGATTAGCCCATTTGCAGTGGTTGAGAGGGATGACTCAGTGAGGGGCTGGGAGGTTGCGACTGGTATTGACGATCTGAACCATACTTGTGTAGTCGTGCATTACCTGGACGACGGCACCACGGTGATCGGGTTGCTCTCAGCAGATGCACGTTTTCTCGGCGAGATAGCCTATGACAAACAAGGCAACGTAGTGTCCAACCCAATCGTGCGCTGCAATGGTTGAAATCCTGATCCCCATCGCCCGCCGGGTTGTTATCAACCCTGGCTCTGTACCCCTGAGCCTTCTAGGGCAGTTGTCGGGCGTCGTTAAGGGCAGCAGCCAGGCCAAGGAGATCGGTTACGCCTTCGGTCGGGCAAGCAAGCCTAAGCAGCCTCTCATGCTCGTTGGCCCAGATGAGAGGACGGTGATTCTCGTTATAGGTGACGGACATGCTGAGGCTGCTGAACTAGAAGACCTTGCAGTAAGGAAACTGGAACAGGCTGAGGAGAAGGCCCGCAAGGGACAGCGGGGGTTTGACTTCGAGGCTGCGCGGGAGAGACACGGCCTTCCGAGCGCTAAGGAGTTTGACCCTCTGTTCCGGCAGGCTCTTCGGGATAGCGTAGCCCGACAGAAACGGAGGAAATAATGGCTCAAGCAAAACGAGGGCGCCCACCGAAAGTGCGAGGGGCAAGCCCGGCTGAGATGTTCCTGGCTCGCAACGCTAATCAGATGGCTGAGACGAGCGAGGATTTTCAGCAGGGTGGGGATACGGCAGTGATTGGCCGTTCTGGCCCTGTGCTGCTGACGATGTATAAGCCGACAACCTACGGTTACAAGCCCGTGATGGTGCCATCCAGCAATCTATCGTGGGTTGTCACGCAGGGTTATCTGGATAGGTGCCCTAGCTGTGGTGGGCATTGTGGCGTGGATATCAACGCATGTCCTGGTAGGCCGAAGCTCATGTATCGTGTTTGTCCTGTTGCTACTTGCCGCAAGAAGTTCTACGATATTCCAGCTTCAGCACCAGACGCGGTAGGTCCAGAAGCGGGTGATCCTAACCTCATCAAAGATGATGCCTATCTGGAGTCCACACCGGAGTTGCGTACCAAGGCGGCGTTGGATGCCCATATGTTTGCCTATCACCCGTCGGAGTCTCCGGCCCTGGCTCCTAAGAACCCCCGTAACCCACTTGAAGGCCCACCGCCGGGCAGAATAGCAGGTGTGAGCTAATGGCTGAAGTAGCGCTAAACGTAAGAGGTAGCCAACAGTTGACCGTGGATGCCACCGCTGGGGGCGTCGCCCTCACCATGCCCACGGGTTTTACGCCGCGACACGCTCTGATCGCGGTTACTAACGCAGACATCCGATGGTCAGCTAGTTCCACCGCCCCTACCGCGACTGTTGGTATCCCCGTTCTAGCGGGCGCGTACATCGATTGGACAGACCCGCTCACCGACTTTAGGGGCTTGCTGCTCACCGCGAAGTTTATCCGCACGGGTGGCACGTCGGCCATCCTAGAAATCCAATACATGGATTAAGGAGGTAAGTGGATGCCACCCATGATAATCTCGCCACCTAGCTACGTTCGCAGGACAAGCAAGGAGATCACGTTCACAGGTGCCGCAGGTCTGGGGGCAGTCGGCAATGTCCCGCTCTTCACCGTCACGGGTGAGGTGTTGGTAGTCTATCTTGTTCCCTACACCGTACTGACACTGACCGAGGCATTAGCTACAGCTACACTAGCCTTGGGTGTGACAAACTTGACAAGCCTCTTCATCGCGGCCACCAATGCGGTTAACCTGCTTACGGGCGAGTTCTGGACTGAGGCTACTGGTGGGGGAACCGCTAACGCAGGTATTGCTGTTCCTGCCGCCCTGAAGGACATCGCTATCACTAGCAACATCGTGGGAACCGTGGCGACCCAAGCGGTCAACGGCGGGACGTTACGATTCGATGTTTACTACCTGCCGCTCTCCAGCGACGGATTGGTATCGTAATGGCTAAGCGGGAATGGGCTGCTCAGATCGTA